GAATCTGTAAGAGATACTTATGCACAACCACATATCGAACAACCTAAAAAATTAACAGCCGCTGAAAGACAAGCAATGTTTGGTGGTATTTTAGGTGAAATGCAAAATGGAGGAACAGCAACTTCTCAATATGCAAATGAATTTAAACCCCAATCAGTAGACACTATCAATGGAGCTTTACCAGCTGGAGAAGTAGGGTTAGACATGATAATGGGATTAATGAATAGATAATAAATGGCAATAATTGTTCAAAATAGATTTCCAATTGATTCTGTAGACAGAAAAGCTATAGGAGTTAATATTCCTTTTAATGCTCCCGCTGTATTTAAGTCAAACTATTTAACAAGAGATGCTATAAGAAATAATCTAATCAATTTTTTCTCAACTGACCCCGGAGAAAGAGTATTTAATCCCTTTTTTGGAAGTGGATTAAAAAAATATGTGTTTGAAAATCTAGATAGTGTAACTAATGATTTTATAAAAAAATTAGTAGTTGATGAAACTAATAAATATTTCCCATTTGTTAGTGTAGCTCAAGTTACTACAATCATTAGTGAAGATACAAACTCAATCAAAATAAATTTAAAATACCAAGTAATAAATAATGGTATTCAAGACGAAATTAATATTATATTATAAACATGGCCGTTAGAAGAGACATAAAATACGTTGATAGAGATTTTACATCTTTAAGAAATAGTCTTATTAGTTATACTAAAACCTATTTCCCCGACACATACAATGATTTTACTCCAGCATCCCCAGGTATGATGTTTATGGAAATGGCTGCTTATGTAGGTGATGTTTTATCATTTTATGTAGATAACCAATTCCAAGAAACATTTATCCAATATTCTCGTCAAACTCAAAATTTATATGATTTGGCTTATATGTTAGGATACAAACCTAAAGCAACTAATGCAGCAACAGCTATATTAGAAGTTTATCAACAACTTCCACCAACCTCTTCGGCTGGTGTTTCTGTTCCCGATTTTTCTTATGCCCTTCAAATTCCCGCAAACACAACTGTTACTTCTAATCTTAATGGTTCTTTACAATTTTTAACAGCAAATAAAGTAAATTTTGCTTTTAGTAGTTCTCAAGACCCAACAGAAATAACAGTTTATCAAACTGCCGGAGGTGTACCTACATCATTTTTGGTTAAAAAATCTGTAAAAGCCCTCTCAGCAACAATTAAAAATACAACATTTTCCTTTACTAACCCAGTACCGTTTGATTCAAGAACTATTACTGATACTAATATTATAGGAATTTTAGATATTACAGATAATACAACTGGCGATATATGGTATGAAGTAGATTATCTAGCTCAAGATGCTATTTATGAATCTATAGATAATTCAAATCCAAACGATCCTAATTATACCCAAGACCCAGATGTTGCTAATCTATTAAGAATCAAATCAGTACAAAATAGATTTGCTACAAGATTTTTGGATAAAACAAATCTTCAAATCCAATTTGGTTCAGGTAATCCTAGTGATACAACTGAGATAATTATTCCAAACCCGGATAACGTTGGTATTGGCTTACCTGATAATCAAAGTAAATTAACAACAGCATACGCTCCTACCAACTTTATTTTTACAAATACTTATGGTATTTCACCTTCAAATACAACTTTAACAGTTAGATATCTTGTAGGAGGAGGAGTTGACGCTAATGCTCAAGCAAATTCCATTCAAAATTTAGATAATACTAATGTAACTTTTGTTAATTCTAGTATTATAAATGGTAATTTAGCTCAACAAATTTTCGGAACCTTATTAGTAACTAACCCTGAAGCAGCCTCAGGTGGTTCTGATGGAGATGACATAAATGAATTAAGACAAAATTCTTTGGGTAGTTTCCAAAGTCAATTACGAAATGTAACTTTTGATGATTACGTAGTTAGATCTTTAAGTTTACCTTCTGAATATGGAACTGTAGCAAAAATTTATGCAACAAAACCAAATGCTGCTTCACGTTCTATTAGCACAATTGATTTATATGTTTTATCATATAATAATGTTAAAAATTTAACAACAGCATCAACTGCATTAAAAAGAAATTTAAATACTTATCTTTCACAATATAAAATGATTAATGATTCTATTGGAATCAGAGATGCTTATATTATTAATGTAGGAGTTAATTTTGAAATTATAACTCTCCCAGGATCTAATTCAGATGAAGTATTATTAAAATGTATATTAGCATTACAAGATATATTTAATATTGATAACTGGCAGATTAATCAACCTATTATTTTAAGAAATTTATATGTTGCCCTTGATCAAATTGAAGGTGTTCAAACAGTTAAATCTATTGACGTAGTTAATAAAGTAGGTTCAGCCAGTGGTTATTCAGATTACGCTTATGATATTTCAGGAGCAACAGCAAACAATGTAATTTACCCATCACTTGATCCAATGATTTTTGAATTAAAATACCCTAATTCTGATATTCAAGGTAAAGTAGTACCTTTTTAATATAAAAACAAATGGCAGTATATAAATTATTTCCAACTCAAGACGCTACATTATATTCCTTATTCCCTAGTATGAATACAGGATTAGATGAAATCATAGAAGCAACTGAAACATCCTTTGCTTATGCTGACCCTAATCCTCAAACAAGTCGTTTTCTAATTAATTTTTCTGAAAATGAAATAGATGATGTTTTAGAAAATAAAATAGGAATTAGTAGTTCTGCTCAATTATTGAATAATAATTTATGGAAAGCTAATTTACAGTGTTTTATAGCTACCTCTACTGGTCTACAAGCAAATACAACAGTTGAATGTTATCCTGTATATGGTGATTGGGATATGGGTACTGGTAGATATTTAGATAGCCCCTTAAATTCCAGTGGTACTAGCTGGATTTGGCTTACCTACTCAGGATCAGGAGGAGCTCAATGGTTAACAGGAAGTTATCCTACTTGTGTTACTGCTTCATTTAATTATCCTACATCTTCAAAAGGAGGAGGAAATTGGTTTACTGGTTCCACAGTTCCTTGGTTTAATTCAGATCTTTATCCAATAAGTGCATCCGTAACTTTTGGATTTTGGGATAGTAAAGACTTAAATTTAAATGTTACTAACATTGTTAGAGCAAGATTTACAGGTTCAGTAACTACAGATGGATTTATTATAAAACAAGCTGTTGAATTTATCAATAACAAAGATGTTCAACCTGAATTAAAGTATTTTTCAAGAGATACTCATACAATTTATCCACCTGCACTTCAATTTAGTTGGAGAGACTATACCTGGAATACAGGTTCTTCAACCCAAACAATATTAGATACTCTCCCAGCAACGCTAACACTAGCAAACAACCCAGGTACTTTTTATAGCCAAAGTTATAATAGATTTAGGGTTAATGCTCGTCCTGAGTATCCACCTCAATTGTGGCAAACATCATCTGCTTATCTTAACAATTATTATTTACCTACATCATCTTGGTATGCTATTAAAGATTTAGATACAAATGAATATGTAGTTGAATTTGATGATTTGTTTACCCAAATTAGTGCAGATGCTGATTCAAGTTATTTTGATGTTTATATGAATGGTTTAGAACCTGAAAGATATTATACAATTTTAATAAAAACAGATATTGCTGGAACCGTTCAAGTATTTGATGATCAATATTATTTTAAAGTAATTAACGGATAATGAGTAATTTCATATTAACTAAACAAGTATTTCAAAAAACAGCATTCGATAATACTGTTAATACTTCTTTTACTGAATTAACATCATCTGCTGTAACCCCAACGGGTTCAAATCTACCTTCTACAAGTGAATTTTTCCAATATTATCAAGATTTGTTCTATCAAATACCTAAGTTTGGAGATACAAATTCCCATCAGTACCTTGTTTTAACGAGTCAAGAATATATAGGATCTGAAACTGGTGGAAACGAAGTTATAGATGCTTTAATTGCAGAAATTACTGCTCTTAGACAAGAAAATTTAGATCTTCAACAACAGTTAGCTCAAAATACTACCACAACAGTTCAAGACGCTTTAAAAACTTTACAAAATTTAAATGGTTAATATTACTAACATAGATCCAAATACACTAACTCTTCAGACTATTAGTCCGAATGATGTTGCTGTTATTCCAAATACAACCATCACTTCATCATTTAGCCCAGTCAATGATAAGGTTGAATATTTTGTATATGATTTTAATAATAATTTATTATCATCAAATAATGATTTAAGGTCATATAAACCCGTATCTATTGATGCATCGGGGAGTATAATAGATATGGTTTTGTCTCCCGAAATAGACGCTATAAATGCGGGATACAACACAGGTATTGTTAAGTCAATATATAATTTTATTGCTCCTGAGTTGGGTACAGGTGATAGTCCTTTATTTATTAGTGAGATATCACCTTCAAGAACTGAGTTAAGATTAAGTTCTAATTCAAATCCTTTATTTGTAGTTGAACCTTTACTTGTTGATTTTACAAGTAGTTTTAACTATGATTTATACACCACATTTAGACAAAATGTAGAATCTAATAATTATTTTGATGAATTTTATTTAAATTTTGGTAACAATGTGTATGTTATAGGAGTTAATTCTGTATTAGAATATAACCCACAAAACAACACAGTTTCTTTATTAATTAAATTATATGAACCTTTACCAACAAGTATTGGTTTAAAAACAGAACTTTCTGTTGTTCTTAAAAAAGCAGAATCAATTGCTTACCAGATAGATTTTACTCAAGAAGAAATCCTTTTAGACTCAACAATTTATCTTTCAGGACCTAATTATAATATCCCTATAAAAGATGAAACAGGTCCTTTAACTCAATATCAGAACTATACAAGTATTACCTCAACTTCATTAACAGGTTCCCTATACCAGTTAATGAATCAAATATCAGCATCTTCTATAGACATAAATGTAGATTATACTGATTATGAAAATTTTATTTTCTTCTCATCAGCATATGAAAGATTATATAATTTCC